ACGCACAATCTATACAGTTGCTAAAGTTGGCTGTAAAGTTGGTACAACCACAGTTGGTACTTTTGACCTTGACACCGATTCTAACGGTCGTTGGATGGTTGAAAAAGTTAAAGGCTTGGCATTCCAATTGGAACGTGAAGCTAACACCATTGCTAAGACAACCCGTCGTGGTAAAGGTAACGTGATGATTTGTTCTTCTGATGTAGCTTCTGCTCTTGCAATGGCTGGCATCCTAGACTATTCATCAGCACTACAAGGTCAAGTTAGCTTAACAGTTGATGACACCGGTAATACTTTTGCTGGTACATTGTTCGGTCGTATCAAAGTGTATATTGATCCATATTTCGGCGCTAACTCTACTTCTGAGTTTGCAGTTATGGGCTTCAAAGGTTCTAACGCTTATGATGCTGGTTTGTTCTATTGCCCATACGTTCCTCTACAAATGGTTCGTGCGGTTGATACTACAACCTTCCAGCCAAAAATTGGCTTCAAGACCCGTTACGGTCTAGTTGCTAATCCATTTGCTGAAGGTGCAACCCAAGGTCAAGGTGCTTTGACACAGACAAGCAACTTGTACTACCGTGCATTCAAGATTACGAACATTATGTAATCTAAGCCTCCATTAAGAGAGGCACTTTAAAGGGGAACAGAAATGTTCCCCTTTTTTCGTTTATAAATATACGTATGGCAACTACACCAACATCAAGCACTCCACTAAATCAGAATTTTTTACACCCAAATAAGTTTCAATTAACTTTCTCACGGGTGCCAAACATTCAGTATTTCTGTCAAGCGGTATCAGTACCTGGTATCTCTATGGGAGAAGTACCAGTGTCTACACCATTCGTAGAGAAATATTCTCCTGGTGAAAAAGCAATCTATGATTTACTTAACGTTACATTTGCTATTGATGAAGAAATGCGTTCATGGATTGAGATACACGATTGGATTCGTGCTATGACATTTCCAGAAGACTTTGAACAATATCGTGAATTGCCTAGACTATCTAAAAATTTTGGTAATCCAAAGACACCACAATTTTCTGATGCAACACTTACCATATACTCATCTGCATTTACACCACTATACAGATTTAAGTTTGTAGATGTATTTCCAACATCTCTAGCATCATTTATGTTAGCCTCACAAGATACACCAGAAAATATTCTAACATCTGATGCATCTTTCAGATATACCTACTACACTATTGACAAAATGTTTTAATTGATGTATACTCCTACAAGGAGGAATTGTAATGACTAAACTTGAAGAATTAATGAATGAGTGGAATAAAGATTCCAAAATTGATAGAACAGAGCCTGGTAAAGCACTAATTGATATACCACAGCTTCACAGCAAGTATCTGAACATTCTATCACACCATAAGTTGCTTTGTAAAGATGCTGACTTCAAATATTCCCGGATGAAGAAAATTAAATGGGAATACTATACAGGTAAGATGGGCGATGATGATTTGAGAAAGTATGGTTGGGCACCATTTCCATTCACTATCAAGTCTGAAATTACCACATACATGGAAGCAGATGAAGACTTGAATAAATTTATTGCATCTAGAATGATGCATGAAGAAATCGTCAGTTGCTGTGAGTTGATTTTGAAAGAACTACATAGTAGAACATTTCAACTTAAATCATTTATTGATTGGGAACGGTTCGTACAGGGTGTCTGATTTAATTATTAGTAAAGTCAATGAGGCTTATATAAAGTTAGAGTGTGAAAAAAGCCTCGCTCAAGAAATATCTGACCATTTTACATTTCATGTTCCTGGATATCAATTTACACCAGCATACAAGAATAGGTTATGGGATGGAAAGATACGCCTTCTTGATTTAAGAACTTACTCTATGTACTATGGTTTGATACCATACATACAAAAGTTTTGTGATGATAGAAACTACAAAGTATATTATTATCCAGAAGTTAACTTAACAAACAATTTTTCAGTTAAAGAAGCTGAACAGTTTATCTCAACACTAAACTTACCTATTGTACCAAGAGATTATCAACTATCTTCTTTTGTTCATGCGATAAGAAACAAACGCTCACTACTACTTTCACCAACAGCATCTGGCAAATCTCTCATTCTTTATTTGATTCTCCGCAAGATACAAGATGAAGACCTTAAGAAAGGTTTGTTGATTGTACCAACAACATCTTTGGTAGAACAGATGTATTCAGATTTCAAATCATACGGATATGATTCTGAAACAAACTGCCACAAACAATACGCAGGTAAAGATAGAAACATAGATAAGTTTTTAACTATTACTACCTGGCAATCTATCTACAATCGTGAACCAGAATACTTTGAACAATTTGATTTTGTTCTTGGTGATGAAGCGCATCAATTTAAAGCTAAGTCGTTGGCTACAATTATGAGTGGTCTTACAGAAACGAAGTATCGTATAGGTTGTACTGGTACTCTTGATGGCACACAAACACACAAACTTGTTCTTGAGGGTTTGTTTGGTGCTGTATTAAAAGTAATAACTACCAAAGAATTGATTGACAACAAACAACTTGCAGATTTCAAAATAAAATGTCTAATACTCAAACATCCAGAAGAAGCGTGTAAACAAGCTAGGTCTTGGGACTATCAATCCGAGATAGAATACATAGTTATGAATGCACAAAGAAATGCATTTATTAAAAATCTAGTTTTGTCATTAAAAGGAAACTCTCTAGTTCTCTTTCAATTGGTTGAGAAACACGGTAAAGAATTGTTTAAGTTGATAGATGCTGAAAAGGGAAATCGTAAAGTATTTTTTGTTTACGGAGATACAGATGTTGAAGTCAGAGAATCAATTCGTGCTATTACAGAAGGAGAAAGCGATGCTATTATTGTGGCATCTTATGGCACTTTTAGTACTGGGATTAACATTCGCAACCTACACAATGTCATCTTTGCTTCTCCATCTAAATCTCGCATTCGCAATTTGCAGTCCATTGGTCGTGGATTACGAAAAGGCGACAACAAAGAATCAGCAGTCTTATTTGATATCTCAGACGATTTTAGAATAGGCAAGTTTACCAATTTTACCTTGAAACATTTTGTTGAACGTGTTAAAATATACGAAGAAGAAAAGTTCACCTACAAGTTTTACAACATAGAGTTAAAAAATGCATAACGAAATAAAAATTCTAAGATTACAAGATGGCGAAGATATCATAGCCTCGTATCATATAGATGAAAGCAAAATGGTTGTAATGAACAGTCCTATGAGTTTGTTCTTTAAGAGAATCAGTTCTGGTAAATCTATGGTGATGATGGCACCATGGTTGCCTTTAGAATTGATTGGAGAGAATACAGCTAAGTTATATGAGACAAGCGTTCTTACCATAATTGAACCTAAGAAGTCTCTTGTTGATTACTACCTGAGTGCTGTAGAAGATAGTAATGAAATGATTAAGATGAATGCAGATGCTATTGATGAAGCATTGCTTACAGAATCTGATGATGAGTATGAAGAAGATGATGGTGAGGGTGACGATGATGAGTTTGAGCAGATACAAGATTCAATCAAACACATAAAGAAGAACTTATTACATTAATTGCAGACCCCACAGGGTGTATTATACGCACGACACTGGCGTCTGTCAAGTGTTATTTTAGGAAATAATGATGAAACAAAAACACTATGTTAACAATGCCGATTTTTTGAAGGCATTGATAGACTATAAAACGGCATGTGATGAAGCCAAAGCTGAGGGCAAGGATGATCCTATAGTACCAAACTATATCGGCGAATGCTTCCTAAAAATTGCTAACCATCTATCTCGCAAACCAAACTTTATATCGTATTCTTTCCGAGAAGAAATGGTATGTGATGGTATTGAGAATTGCATTATGTATTTTCGGAACTTTGATCCAATCAAGTCTTCCAATCCATTCGCATACTTTACCCAAATCATATACTTTGCTTTTCTGAGGCGCATTCAAAAAGAGAAGAAACAACTGTATGTTAAGTATAAAGCTACCGAACAGTTTGGTCTTCTTGATGAAGGTGAAATGTATGAAGATTCGGAAGGTAACATGAAACAGTTTGTCTTGTATGACAATCTTTCCGAATTCATTCAAACATTTGAGGCAAAGAAGAATGAAAAGAAGAAAACTAAACTAAAAGTCTTGGATAAATTCCTAGAAGAAACAGTTTTAGACGAACAATTACCCGACAAACTTTAATTTATGGAGTATAATGATGCTAGTGTTGCCTGATAATATGATTGGTAAGCCTGTTGGTTTTACTTGTTCCACTTTTGACTTGCTTCATGCTGGTCACATTTTGATGCTGGCCGAAGCAAAATCAATATGTGATTACCTAATTGTTGCATTACAGATGGATCCATCAATTGATAGACCAGAATCTAAAAACAAACCAGTTCAGTCTATTGTTGAACGATATGTCCAGCTTTCGGCTGTTAAATTTGTAGATGAAATTATTGTGTACCAAACAGAGAAAGACCTTGAAGACATGTTGATGTTCTTACCAATCACAATACGAATTATTGGTGAAGAATACAAAGATAAAGATTTCACAGGTAAACAAATTTGTGAAGAACGAGCAATTAAAGTTTTCTACAATCAACGCAGACATAGTTTTTCAACAACCGAATTACGTAAGAGAGTGGCTAATAAAAGTACACTATGAAGATTGCTTTAATTAATGATACACATGCTGGCGCACGTGGTGATAGTTTATTGTTCAATGAGTTCTTTTTTAAATTCTGGGAAGGTACATTCTTTCCATACCTAAAAGAGAATAACATAACTCAGATTGTGCATCTTGGTGATGTGGTTGATAGACGCAAATTTATCAACTATGTCATTTTGAATTCATGGCGCAAACGATTCTTTGATGTGCTTGAAAAAGAAAACATCAAGATGGATGTTATCGTTGGTAACCATGATGTGACATACAAGAACACAAACGAAATTAATGCCATGCATGAATTGTTTGATAGGTATGATAACATCAATGTGTTTATTGATCCTGTTGAAAGAACCTATGATGGTCTTCCAATCACATTAATGCCATGGATCAACTCATCCAACTACGAAAATTCACTTCAGTTTTTGCAAGACACCAAGTCGGAAATTGTGTTCGGGCACTTTGAAATTTCTGGCTTTGAGATGGATAGAGGTAATGTTTGTCATGCTGGACTAGATAAGAAAATCTTTGATAGATTTGATATGGTTCTATCTGGACACTTTCACCACAAGTCTTCAGATGGTACAATTCACTATCTTGGTAATCAATATGAAATTACCTGGACTGACTTCAATGATCCAAGAGGCTTTCATGTCTTTGATACCGAGACAAGAGACTTGACATTCATTTCAAATCCATGTAGAATGTTCTACAAGATTAACTATGATGATGAATCACAATCGTTTGAGTATTGGAAAGCATATGACTTCTCGGTACACAAAGACACTTATGTCAAAGTGGTTGTGGTAAACAAAACAAATGCTTATCTTTTTGATTATGTGCTTGAGCAATTGAACAAAGCTGGTGTAGCCGATGTTGCTGTGGTAGAAGATTTTTCTGATACTACAATAGATGATGATCAGGAATTAATTGACCAAGCGGAAGATACCATGACTATTCTTTCCAAGTATATTGATGGGTTGACACTTGATGTAGATTCTGATAAACTAAAGAATCTAATGCGTGAGTTATATGTTGAATCTT